TCTCCACCCAAATACATTCCTGCTGGATGAGCAAACAATTTAAAGACTTCTCTCCAAGTTGAGATAGGAACGCCAGCACGTATAAGTAACGCAAAGGTTTGGTATAATTTATCGTCAGTTAGATACCGTAGAGAGTCTGCTCCTATAGTGGATAGACTATCGCCGATATTAAAAATATTTTCTTTAGTATATATTACTTCAACATCAGTATCGTAAAAGGATCTAAAGAACCATTCAATAGCAAACTTAGTCCCTTTGGATCTGAATAGTGTGTTTGAAAAATTAGCAGCAGCCCTAAGTTCGGTTTCAGAATTACCAAAACCTTGAAAGTAAGCTTCTCCTAATAATAGTTCATCTTCAATATAAGTTAGTAAAGTAATGTCGGTTTCATTGATGTCCCGACTAGCGAACAAATGATTCAATAATTCTGTAGAGTCATTAGCATCTTGGAAATTATAATAACTTTCTAATAGTTTAATAAATTTTGGGTAATAGGAAGCAAAATGTTCTGGTAAAACATTTTTAACTTCTGCAAGACGTAAACTAGGGTAACGTCTTTTTTTATCTAAAAATCTATTATGCATAATTTATACTATATTGATGGTGGCACCCATGGCACCATGGTTTCCGCAAGCGTAGTACAGTGTACTTGGTGCGCTCATAGGCACTGCAAATACAACTGATGAAACTTCTGATCCTTGACCAGTGACCCCGATAGAATATTGGTTGTTTGTTCCGACACCCGCAATTGTTTTAATGTATAAAGGATGACCTGTTGCAGACATATTAAAAGTGTAAGTCTCCCCTCTCCTGAGATATAAAACCGGGTCATTTTCTGGTGCTGGAAACCAAGCACCACTTGAAGTAAATACGTAGTGATCACTACCGCTATTAGTTACATTAAAAACGTGTTGTATACCACCGGTTACGGTTAACGCGTTTGTATCGTGGTTAAATGTTACACCGGTGTTAGCATAAGATTGTTGAAAGCCGCCTGAACTAGGATACATGCCGAGCAGATATGTGCCATTTATTGTAGGATCAACATCAATGGTTCGTGCTGCTGATGCGCTATCAGCAAAAACTTTGCTGAGCAAATAACCATCACCTTGAAATGCTGGCGAAAACAAAACTCCCGGACCCGAACTAACATCATAAGTTAAACCTGATGTTAAAGAAACCAAGTCACTGTCATCACCCGCATCCCAACCTTTACTTCGCATCATAAGATAATGCGAAGTACCGCTAGCTTCTTGCGCTTTAGTTTTTAAAGCCACATCAGCAACACCATCTAAAAACAATTCAGAAGCTTTACCGTTAGCGAGATTAAGAGAACCCGATAATGTTACTGTGCTTGGAAAATATTTTAAGTTTTGAACAACATTCACACTGTCGTATAAAAGTCCATCTCCAGTAACCCCATCAATGTTGCTAGAAGGATGAAGCAATAGGTTGAAAGATGTCTCTAGAGCTGAAAATGTAGAGATATCATTAGGTCTAATTGTATCAGTGCTAAAAGAAGTTGCCGTTACACCCGTTAAGCCTGAACCATCACCTACAAACCCCGCCGCGCTTAATGTTCCAGTGGGCAAGTTGTATGTAAGAGCGCTGTTGGTATTGACGCTGTCCACGCCATTTTCAGTTGGACCAAACAACATATAATAGTCGCCAGTATTAACGGCAGATACTACTTGCTGTTCTTGTGACCAAATAGAACGAGTGGCTCTTGTTGCACTGTCTGATATTCCAGAAGCATCAGCGTATGCAATATTTGTTAATAAGGAACCATCACCAGCAAAGAAATTAGCGTTCAATATTCCGCCTTGATCATTGTTCCATTTTAGTCCAGTATTGGTAAAGGAACTGTCAAAACCAAAAGCAGTATCCCTAAAAATTATATAATGATCATCAGATACTACAGCGCCTACATCGCCAAGATCAATCTTAGCATCTATGGTTTTCGCTTCAGTAGCGGCTGTAGTGTTAAATAATTGAATTAACTCGTCATCAGTGACCAGCGTGGTAAAATCAGTAATGGTGTTTCCCAAACCATCGATGAGATCACCACCAAAAGTAATATCATTTTCAGAAATAAGGTTTTGTCCAGTGATATCTCCTTCAGCGGTGATATCACCACTAACTTCAAGGTCGCCCGTAACCCCACTACCAGCACCAGGTTCTGCCAAATCATCAATGTTTTGATTTGCCAAATCTCTAATAGTTTGCAGAGTAGCTCGCTTAGTTGTTAATATGCTTTTATCATTAACAATTATTTCATCTGTTAATTCTATATCTGCAGTTTCTAGGATCACTAGTTCTGATATTTTAACACCGGCCATGTTCGTATCTCGTTGTTGTTATGGTTATTTATAATAGTTATGTAACATTTATCGTTACAGTTCCAGTTTCTGAAGTCCCTATTTCAGGAGTTGCACGATACACAAAGGTATCCGTTCCTGTAAATGCCGCATTTGGTGTGTATCTAAATTGTCCACTAGAAGCATTAAGAACTTGTACTGTACCGTTACTAGGATCTCCTCCTATCGCAACGCTATAAGTTACTGTGCCTTGTAAAGTGTCATTTACTGAGACCAAAACATCTACAGGAGTATTTTCAAGCGTACCAAAAGTATTATCTAACACGTCTTCTACAGCATTTATTGTAGCATTTACTGTGTAACTATACTCACCCCATTCTCCCAACACTTTAAAAGTAAAAGTATCTAAGCCGCTATAGTCAGGATTTGGAGTGTAAGTATAAGTGCCTTTAGCTTCTGTAATACCGTTGACTGTAATAATAGTTTCATCAAAGGTAAAAGTGACATCACCGTTGCTGGGAGGTGTACCCACAACAATATTAGTTGGAGCAGATGGTAGATTAACAACGGTAAAGGATTTAGTAATACCAATTTCTTCTGTCGTAGTCGGGCTTAAGACTGCGTTAGGATTCATAACAAACGCATCATCCGCACATACTCTAGAAAACAATTCGTTTTCATCATCAAGGTTTAGGAATTCAACACACGCACTGGTAATAATGCTTGAAGCAGGAGTAATTCCTTTGTATAAATTTAATTTCATATCAAAATCTAAAGAATAGATTATAGTTCTTCGATTTTCTATTGGTGCTTCAAAGTCATCTGAAAAAGAAATGCCACTTAAAGTGATTGGGGTGTCTTCCTTTATATCGTAATCATCTAAAGGTTTTACAGTGACCGTGTAGTGTGGTGTAAAATACGGCAGTATCTGTTCTACTATCTGTAAAGCATCGTCTTGAGTTTTAGCATAGATGCTCAATTGAAAACTAATAATGTATGGGACTGGATTATATATTTTGGTTCCGGAGCCATTAAACTCTGTAATTGGGTAGCTAATACAAGCGTTATTTTTTGGTAATTGTCTGCTAGCATCATATTGCATTGCTAAAATTTCAAAAGACATGCGTGGAAGTTTTACTGCTATCTGCCTTTCCACACCCTCACCATTTTCCATGGCATCTATTCGGGCAAAGAAATCTCTTTTTGGTGCATAAGACAAAGGCACTCGTAATGCGGACATTTGATTGCCAGCAGAATCTTTACGAACAACATTAATGTCGTTAAATAAAGATCCAAAAACAGCTACAGCTCTTCGAATTCTTTGGTGATAAAAATGATCGCCTAGCATTATGGATCTCCGAACGGATTGGATTCACTAAAATCGATGAAGTCGATATCTCCGCCTTGTGATGTAGTATTAAAAGAAGTGTTCATAGCACCGTCTTGAAGATCTTCACCTATTAAAATAGGTATACCTGTTGCTCCTGATTCAGCCCCTGTAATCACATCAGTTGTGTTAAATTCTGGGAACTCAGTGTAACCAGCAACAGCGCCAATGTGTGCAACATAAACTTTCATAGCTGCAGGGTCTGATAAATCGATATTAACAATCTCACCTTCTACGCTACCTTGAGTAATCTTTTCTTGGAATTGAAAACTGCCTGCAATAGAACTAAATGTTAGTATGCTTTGATATGCGTGGGCAGCTTCTACAACATCTATATTCTCAACACCAGTATCAAAATCTTCATCATTATATTCAAACAATTCACAACGGATTTTAAACACTGGTAGATCTTTTAACTGATAAAAAGGTGATTCATCTTCAACCTTAGTGATCTCAAAAATAGATCCAGATAATGGAAGAGAAATTAGATCACCTTCTCTTGGACGATAGAAAGGTTTGTCTTCTGTGGATTCATACGCACCCACTTGATTTAACCATCGTCTGCGTGATACAATAAAAGTTGCAGCATCGCGAATCTCTACACCAAATTTAGTAAACAAATCTCCTTCACCGTCAAAACCCTCTGTGTTTTCAATGTACATTTCTATCTTATATGCATTATCAAACCTAGAAACATTATCGTCATCAAAAAAAGTGTCGCGATAGATTATTTCTCGTGGCATATAATACACATCTTGCCCATAGATTTTTAAAGTCTCTATGATTAAGTCTTCATAGAGGCTCTGTTCTGAGCTACGTCCTTGTGTGAAATATAGATTAGTAGCCATACATTAACCTATGAAAAAATCAATAGGATATTCATTTTCAAGTCTCATTTTTTCTTCTAAATCGACAAGCTCTGTAGTTGCTTCTTCAAAATATTGTCTTCCGTTTAATTGAACTCCTCCAGGTAAAGTCATTCCTTCAAATTTCATCATATTAGTACCCCACTGTTGTTTGATCAGAGCGGTTGTATAATTCTTTACGAATTTGTCATTCCATACAGCGGGAAATGTTGCTGGATCAACTAAAGTTAAAACTTCCGCAATCACATAATCCCCTAGTTCTAAGCTACCCATAATGTTTGGTGCCCAATCTCCAAAAATATAGAGCCGTTCTTGATGTCTAGAATGCATTACGCGTGGATTACCTTCAAACATACTATCTAAGAATTCTAGGTATTGTTGCATTTGGTAATAATAAGACATACCTCCAGCAAAGTTCATGAAATCTCCCATAGAGTTCAACATCATCTGATAACGAATATCAAACATATTAACTCCACCAAACGTTTTGTTGAATGGGAATACTTTGGTCACGTATAAAATATTAGACGCTAAAGGGATCCATTCGTTATCTATATCTTCTTGTGTAATTTGATGCTTGAGATAAGTACGATAAGTTGCATCCGCGTGATATTCTTGATAAAGTTGAAGAGCGTCATCAACCTTATCTTCAACTTGATCATCGTCTACATTAATTTCAAGCACCGGAGAACCCAATCTTCTTAGACTATAGTCGATAAGTTCTTGTCTAGTGGTTGGCTGAGCCATTTAAATAATCTCCGTTTCTTCTATTTATCGGTTAGTTCTACAAACTTTAGATCGTGGAAAAACTCTTCCGCTAGTTTTTCTTGGACCGTAAATTTCTTTTGTTTCACACCGACCTTCCGTAGGTCGAATGTCTTTTAAATACATAATGGTTTTCGGATCTTCATCTGGATGAAAAGAGAAATTGTCAAAACTGCCAGCAGGAACCTGAGTTCCCGGCCATGGTTTGCCATCATCGCCTATCTCATTATGCGTATCTCTATCTCTCGACATATTACTAAACATATATTCTTTAAGAGTTGCTGG